GAGGCAGCTCCAAATGCTGTAGGTATACAAGTAGCTTTAGGTACAGGTGGAGCAATGGCACAAGTTGTATCTGATGGTACAACTATTACTCAATGTTATGTTTATGTAAGTGGAAGTACTGGGGATGTTGCATTAGGTACTTCACCTGCAAATTATGCAGTTGGACAGACTTATGATTTAGATTGTACTGCATTAGGATGTGTTCCAGCATTAGTAAATATTACATTACAAGTACCTAATATGAAATCTGAAATCCAACTACAAGGAAATCCTGCAGTATCAGTATTAGTATCAGCAACAGGTTCAGATAATAATTTCACAATGTGTAATACTGATGTTTGTGGTGCCTCTCCTGTTGCACAATGTTATGCCCCAGGTACTATGGCTGTAGAATGGCCTACTTTTATATCAACTGATAGAGATCCAAAAGAGGATTTATTTGGTATAATTGATGGAGTAATTTCTAGATATACTTTTAGAAGACAAATAGAAGACGAATCATCTGTAATGGCTTATAATGTAACTCCTCCATCGGGATCACAAGGTATTTCAACACCATCAGGAGATGGATTTTTAATACCTGATGATTTATCTCAAACACAAAAAGATAATGCTTTAAATATTGTAAATCAATTGAGACAGAAAAACGCATTCCCAGAGAAGAGAAGAGAGGAATAATATGAAATTTATAATATAACTTGGAATAGAAAATAAAAAAACGTATATTTATAACTAAAACAATAAGACAATGGGATATTTAAATAATCAAGTCATCACAGTAGATGCCATTTTGACTAAAAAGGGAAGAGAATTATTAGCATTAGGTGATGGTTCTTTTAACATAACTCAATTTGCTTTATCTGATGATGAAGTAGATTATACATTATACAACCCTAATCATCCATCTGGATCAGCTTATTATGGAGAGGCAATTGAAAATATGCCTCTATTAGAAGCATTCCCTGATGAAACTCAAATGATGAAATATAAATTGGTAACATTACCAAGAGGAACACAAGTAATGCCTATTATATCATCTGTTCCTCCATCAATATCACAACTACAATTATCCCCGATTTCAATTACTCCAAATACTTTAAATTATTTAAATGGAACATTAACAGAACCATCAGGATATTCATTTACACTTTCTGATGCTAGAATAGTTGCTAAAAATGGATTTGTAGGAAGTGGTATTTCAACTAAAGCAGCTGAAGATTTAGCTGTTCAAAATACAAACACAACAATAACAAATGGAACTGCTACTTCTGTAACTGTTATAGGTACTACTTGTACTATAACACCTACAGGTAATAATGTACTATTTGGTAGTAGTACTAAATTATATGCTAGTTTAATAGTTGTAGGATTAGATAGTGGTGCAAGAGTACAAGTCCCAGTATATGTAACTAGAACAACAAACAACCAAGCATCTTAAAAAATAAATTATGGCAGATCAAAATTCAAGCGATACAAGAGGAGCATATGTTACCCTAGCAGCTGGGGATAAGGTATTAACAACAGATTCAGTAACAGCAGCAATGTGGAGTGGAAATAATCCTACTTTAAAATCGTTTTACTCTAGTTCAGTTCAAGCTGCGAGTAATGTTTCACAATATTATATAACAGTATATCAAACTGCATCAAATGAGGTATCAGCAGAAGTTCAATTTGATGTTGCTTATTGTGATAGTGTAGGTAGTGGAAGTGAATTTTTAAACAACTTAGTAACAGGATCTACACCTACAAGAACTAATTATGGTCAATATAGAAATTTAGTATTAGGAGATGAAAATGCTTCATTTATATTTGGTAATCAATCCTCATCTTACTTTTATGCTATACCTATTGAAAGAGCAAGATATAAACAAAACATCCTACCAGGAACTTGGACAATGAATATATCAGGTACCACAGGTGTAGGTGATATGTTATATTTAACAGATGATAGTAAAGCAAATACTGTAACAACTTTTACAGATGCTGGTAGGGTATATAATATAGTATCAGGTTCAGCAGGAGAAGTTAACCAAACAGTAAATACAAGTGGTTGGACAGCTAACTCAGGATCTTATGGTTGGTTATTACCAGATATTGATTTATTATTATTAAATGGAGAAGCTTTAGATGGAGATGTGGCTGACGGAGGAATTGCATTAGCAACAAGTCGTTCATATGATACTTTAGGAAATAATCCATTTAGAGTAATAGATGCTTTAAGAAGAGCAGGGAATTTTGCTTCAAGTAATACAGTAGGATTTACATTAAATTCTAAAGAGGATTTATCATCTGATTTTTATTTCTGTAGAGCAAGAAACTCAGAATATAATTACTCGGCTAATCCATCATTTATTTCATCTTCAACAGGTGCTATTGTATATGATTCATTTATTGATAACCCTACAACATATATAACAACAGTAGGATTATATAATGATGCCCAAGAATTATTAGCTGTTGCTAAATTATCAAGACCATTAGAAAAAGATTTTACTAAAGAACTTCTCGTAAGAGTTAAATTAGATTTCTAAGATGAATGGCAGTTTACAAACAATTTAATACTAACCAAGTAGTTGTTGCCCCTTTCAACGCAAATAAACAATTTGCATATAGTGGTAATAGTATAACGGCTTCGGACGTAGGGATAGAATACTACCAAGGTCAACAAGGTAAATATATATCAGGTTCTTATCCTACAGGATTTACAACTATATTAGATGGAGTATTAGTATTTAATAGTGTAAAACAATTATATTATTCTAATTATTTAACTCAATCAACAGGTGATTTAGTAGTAACTGGAAGTTTAGTACCGGGGGCAAGTGCGGATTATAATGAGGATGTAGGACCCCCACAAGGACCTAGATTTGAAAATTTTCTTCAATCATCAGTTACTCAATCAAGATATTTTGCTCAATTTTCAGGATCAACTAATCCTGAAGTAAATGATCTTGGACCCGCAATAATATCAATTCCTTCTAAATTATTTGGTGAAGTAATACCACCAGGTGAATTTCAATTTGAATATACTTCTTCCTTAAATCATACAAGAAGTTTAGTAAAAGATGATGGCGAAGGAAATTTAATCGCAACCCAATCAAATTCATCAGGCCAAGAAATATTTTCAGGAAGTGTAGGTCAAATATTTTACTCACAAGGTATAGCTATATTTACAGGACCTGATAGTGGTTCTTTATCATCATTCCCTTTTAGAATGGGAGTAGGTGGGGGTAATAATACAATTAATAATAATGTAAAATCATCATCTATTCAATTTTCCTCTTCAATTCAAATTAGAGAAAATCAATATAAATGTGTTATAAGAGATAATGAATTTTCATATACAACTAATCCATCAGCATTAAGACCTTTAGGTGAATTAAATTTATCACCAAATCAACTTTCACAATCAATTTCAACAGAAACTTATAATGATGGAGGAACAGAAGGTGTATTTGAAATAGCATTACAAAGTGGGGCAACATCAGATGGTTCAGGGGGATCAGCTAATTTTACAATAGCAGCTGATGGGACAATATCAGATATATCAGTAGCAAAACAAGGTAGAGGTTATAATACAGGTGATATAATTTCAGCATTAATGAGTACAACAGGAGGAACAGGAACTGTTACTTTTAAATTAACAATAGATGATGTAACAGGAATAGGAACAACAAATAGTAATGAAACTTATTATGATTTTGCAACAGGATCTTATTTTAGTCCATATGTAACTACTATTGGATTATATAATGAATCATTTCAATTATTAGCAGTAGGTAAATTATCTAATGCAATACCAATTTCATTATATACAGATACTACATTTGTTGTGAATTTTGATACTTGGTAAAATTTTTTATATATGGTAAAATGGAGATACCAACAAGAGGAAGTATCAGAAATTTCTGACTTCCCAGATGATACTTATGGGTTTGTATATGTAATTACCCATCTACCAACAGGAAAAAAATATATTGGTAAAAAAATATTATACTTTACAAGAAAAGTAAAAGTTACCAAAAAAGACTTATTAAAATATGAGGGGGTTGTAGGTAGAAGACCATCATATAAATTAGCTATAAAAGAATCAGATTGGAAAACTTATTGGGGTTCTAATAAGGGATTAAAGGCAATGCTAGAAACTGAACCTGAAGAAAATTGGGAAAGAAATATACTTATAGCTTGTCCTTCTAAAAAATTATTAACATATTACGAAACAAAGTTTTTATTTGTATATCAAGCATTGGAAAATCCCGATGAATTCTGGAATGATAACATTCTTGGAAAGTTCTTTACCAAAGACTTTGATTAGCAAAATACCTTTCATATATTACCGATTATGGTCAATGAATTATTAGTTAATTTAGTAAATTCTGTATTAGGTACAGGTAAAAGAACTGCAAGAGGCAATCAAGCTTATACTTGTCCTTTTTGTAATCATGCTAAACCCAAATTAGAAGTCAATTTTTCAGAAAATAAAAAAGGATATAATCCTTGGCATTGTTGGGTATGTGGTAAAAAAGGAACACGTATTTCTACATTATTTAAACAATTAAAAGCATCATCAGATAAATTTGCTGAATTGTATAAATTAGTAGATTCTGAAAAAGAACATATAGAAATAAAAAAATATAAACTAATAGAATTGCCTAAAGATTTTAAACAAATAAATGACAAATCAACAGACTTAACAGGAAGAAGAGCATGGAATTATTTAAAAAATCGAGGAATTACTATAGATGATGTACTTAAATATAATTTAGGATATTGTGAATATGGTAATTACAAGAATATGATTATTATTCCTTCTTATGATGAAAATGGAAAATTAAATTATTTTACAGGAAGATCTTTTGAAAAAGACCCATATAGAAAATATAGAAATCCTGAAGCATCAAGAAATATAATTCCATTTGAATTATTTGTAAATTGGGATTTACCTCTAATTTTATGTGAGGGACCATTTGATGCTATTGCTATTAAAAGAAATGCAATTCCTTTATTAGGTAGTAATATACAGGGATCTTTAATGAAAAAAATAGTAACATCAACCGTTAAAAAAATATATATAGCATTAGATTCTGACGCTATTAAAAAAGCAATTAAATATGCTGAAGAATTTATAAATGAAGGTAAAGAAGTTTATATGGTAGAACTTCAAGGGAAAGACCCTAGTGAAATGGGATTTAACGATTTTACGAAATTAATTCAAACTACCACTCCATTAACACAATATAATTTAATGGAGAAGAAATTACAACTTATATGAGTAAAAGAAATATCAAAAAATCTTATAATAGGATTTTAGAAATTAGTGAAGACGCTAAACAAATTACATTACCTGATTCTAGGTATTATAGAAGAAATGGTAAATATTATCCGTCTATAACTTATGTTTTAAGCTATTATCCTAAAGGAAAATTTTTCCAAGATTGGTTAAAAAAAGTAGGATATTCAGCAGATTGGATAGTTAAAAAAGCAGCAGAAGAAGGAACTCAAGTACACGAAATGTGTGAAGATTATCTTAATGGAAAAGAATTAAATTTTTTACAAAATGGAATCCCAATGTACAACCCAGATGTATGGCAGATGTTTTTAAAATTTGTTGATTTTTGGGAAACCTATAACCCAACATTAATAGAAACAGAAGTACATATATTCTCAGATGAATTAAAAGTAGCAGGTACTTGTGATATGGTATGTGAAATTGATGGGGAATTATGGATAATAGATTTTAAAACCTCTAACCATTTACAAACAACATATGAATTACAAACAGCAGTTTATGGTAAATGTTATGAAGAATGTTATGGTAAAATAGCAGATAGATACGGTATACTTTGGTTAAAATCTTCAAAAAGAGGACCAAAAGAAGGGGCAATACAAGGTAAAGGATGGGAGTTATTTGAATCTAAACGTTTGCAAGAAGAAAATTTAGATATATTTCTTACTGTTAAAAAATTATTTGATTTAGAAAATCCAAGACACAAACCCGTATTTACTGAATTTAAAACGACAGCTAAGAGGGAATTGTAATATTTATAATAAAATTATATTATGATAAGTTTAGTCAATATTTTAAAAGAAGCAATAGATAAACCAAAAGCAATAATATTAGCAGGAGCTCCTGGAGCAGGTAAAGGATATATTCTTAGAGGATTAGATCTATCAGGATTAACTACTTATAATTTAGATTTAGATTTTGTTCCTTTATTAAAAAAAGCAGGAGTTAGTTTAGATTTAAAAAATGCTACTCCTGAAGAGCGAAGCCAAGCAGCAAAATTAATGAGACAAGCTGCATCTAAATTAAAGGATGAAGATTTACCTAAAGCTATAGCTGATAGAGAATCATTTATATTAGATGGAACTGCAGCATCAAGTCGTGCTACTCTTAAATTAAAGGATGAATTAGAAAATGCAGGATATGAAGTATTTATGCTTTATGTTTATACTGATTTAGAGCGTTCATTAAAACAAAATCAAGATAGATTTGATAAATCAGGAGGTGAAGATAGAAGTTTAGCACCTGCTATCGTAATGCGTACATGGAATGATGTTACTCAAAATTATGATACTTATAAAGGTGCATTTGGAGATAATTTTGTTTCCGTTTCTAATCTTTTAAAAGATGAAAAGTTAGATAATTTAGAAGATATAGTTAACAAATATTTAAAACCTTATAAACCTCAAGGAACTAAACCTAAAGATGCTAAGGCACAAGCAAGATCAGATAAAAGAAAAGCAGAAATTAATGCACAAATCAAGGCATTATTAGCAGATGATGGTGTAAAAAATGTTATCGATAATTCAGTATCAGCTGAAGAGGCACAAGCAAAGTTAAAAGCATTTATAAATGGGTAAAATATTAGCAGCATATGGAGGTGGTTTTAAACCACCAACAGCAGGTCATTTTGAAATTGTAAAACGTGCTTTAGAAGAATTTCCTGAAATAGATGAATTTACAGTATTTGTTGGGGGAAAGGTACGTGATGGTATTGAACAAACAGAAGCTGTTTTAGTTTGGGATATTTACAAAAGATATTTAGCAAATAAAGTTAAAATAGAACCTGTTGATACCCCAATTCGTGAAATTTTACGTTTAGCTAAAGATAACCCACAAGATACTATTTATTTTGTTATAGGTTATAGAGAAGGAAGACAAGATGATTTAGATGACGTAGCTGCAAGAACAGGAAATTTAAAGGATAAGTATGATAACATTGAGGTAAAAGTAATTCCTACTTATGATCCTAATATGAGTGGAACTAATGCTAGAATAGCATTAAAAAAATCAGAAGAAGAATTTATTGAATTTTTACCAAATGAAGTAAAAGAAAAATCAGAAATATATTCTATTTTAAGACCAACAGAACAATTAGAAGAAGAATTAACACAAGAAATCCCAGAATTCTTTTATCATGCAACATATAGAGCTTTAATACCAAGTATAATGAAAACAGGATTAGATACTAGAGAAGCTTCATTAGCTTGGGCAGATTCAAAACCAGGTATTGTTTATTTAGCTAGTGATAGGGGTGTAGCAGAATCATATGCTGAAGCAGCAGAAGAAGTTTCAGATGAAATCTATGATAGTGGTATTGTAATGTTAAAAATACCATCTAAAAATTTAGATTTAAGTAAATTACACGATGATAGTAATGTATTAGAAGACGAGTCTGATACATATGAATATCATGGACAAATACCTTGGAATAAATTGCAGTATTTACCTAGACATTTAAATGAAAATGCTACATATTCAAATTATATAAATTATAGGGAATTAATATCTGATTTGGTAGACCATATGTTAGAACAGGGTAGAAATATATCTCCATTACCTGATTTAGAATTTATAGATGGAGATACTGAAAATGCAGAAAATTTCTTTGGAAAAACTGCATATTATGATCCAAATACTAAAACTATTGTTTTATATACAGAAGGAAGACATCCTAAAGATATTGTAAGATCATTTGCTCATGAAATGGTACACCATACACAAAATTTAGAGGGTAGGTTAGGAGATATACAAACTACAGATACAACAGAAGATGAAAATTTAGATGCAATTGAAAGAGAAGCTTATCAAGAAGGAAATATGATATTTAGAAATTGGACAGATTCAATAGATGGTGACATCAACTCCAGTATTGAAGAAAATAAAGATTATTTTGGAATAAATAAATTTATTAAAGAAGTAGCTGAAGAAGTTTTAAATGAAGGTAAATATGATAGTTTAGTAACTAAATTAGCAGGGTGGACTTTAAATTCTTGGAAAGATGATTTTAAAGAAGGAGCAAATAAAGGAAAATTTAATGTAGAAATAGGACCAGGAAAAGATTTTGATTATCCACATTTAGATTTTAAATATAAATCAACAGCTACTTTTGGGGGAATATATAATGATCAAAGTTTTGCACGGCCTTTAGTTCCTGAAGTTGTAATAAAAATGACTTTAGATGTAGAAGAATTACCTAGAATGTGGGAACAAATTTCAATGGATTTAAGAAATACTATTCGTCATGAAATAGAACATTTAATGCAAAGTGGTCCTAATGTAAAAAAAGGAAAAGAAAAAGAAAGAGATTATTCTGAAAGAGAAGAAATAAAAACAGGAAAGAAAAAATGGTGGAAAATTTGGAGAAAAACTTTAGGTACTCCTGATTATTATAAATTAGAAAAAGAGGTAGATGCTAATTTACAAGGTTTATATTTAAAAGCAAAAAAACAAAGAACACCACTTAAGGATGTTATTGATAATTATGTTAAATATACTTTAAATTTACCTGT